TTGAGGGGACGAACCTTGAGCAAAAGTAGCCGACAGCGGATGGCTCCGTCAGTCATCAATTCCGCACGATCCAAGTTGAGGCGTAACTCCGTCTCAACCGTGCGGATTCACCATCAGTCATCAGGGTCTTGATCATGGGAGATGAAACTTCATACCCCGAGAGTAAGCTCAGTCAGCCCAGAGAAGACATAGGGCAATCAGCGAGAAGAATGTGGGATGAGTTGGTCAGGGAGTCACCTCTGAACCGCCTGCGATACCTTGATGCTCGGTTAGCCGCTGGAGCGGATATTGATCGGGAGCGTGTGGCACAACTCGTAAGGGAGGCAGGAGCTGAGGCAGTATTGTCAGACCCTGATGCGGTGGGCCTAGTGCGTCAGCTTTGGGGGGAAAGGGCTGTGGAGAGGTTAAGAGATCGTGCGAATTCCCCCGTTGAACGGTTATCCGAGTAATAGGATATGGTGGCAAATCTGGTTAGGCAGACTGGTGAATGAGGCACGATGCGATACGCCGCACGACGAGACAGTAACGACAAAATCATCACGGAAGCCCTCCGTAAAGCGGGCTTTCAGGTACACGATTACGCTCAAGTCGGTTCCGTCCCAGACAAGTTGGTTACGAAAACGCTCATTGACGGCACGGAGTGGGTCTGTTGGGTTGAGATCAAAGCCCCGAAAGGCCGGATCACCGAAAGCCAAGAGCGGTTCCGATTGATATTTGAGGGTCGGGGTGAGTTCTACGTTGCCCGCGATCCTGAAGAAACCATCCGAGAATTGGCTGACCGTTACGACGCCGCGATACGCCCTGAATACGCTCGTTGACGGCAAAATCAGAGCGGAGTACCCTCGTCCTTGGAGGCTCTATGTCCCACGAAAATGCCGCTATTTTTGTCGCTGCGCTCCTGAATTCGTCTACCGCAGCGCACTTTCTGCACCTGTCCACGAAGTCCTACGCCGAACACAAGGCGCTCGGGCATTTTTACGAGGACATTCTGGAACTGGCCGACAGTTACGCCGAAACCTATCAGGGCCATTACGGGGTGATCCCGTTGGAGAAGTACCCCGAGGAATTCAAGGTACAGAAAGACGCCGCGAAATATATCGGGGCGCTCCTGAAGTTCTCACAGGGAATGCGTAATCAGCTGCCCGACGACACCGACCTTACGAACATCCACGACGAAATTAACGGCCTGATCGCCAGTACGCTCTATATGCTGGAGAGATTTAAGTAATGCCAAGCGAAACTGCCAAGCAAGCCCGCACGATGGCTGCCGCCGCACACGATCCCAAGTTCGCAAAGCGGATGGGCATTCCGCAGGCGGTTGCCCGTGAGTTCAATCAGGCCGACAAAGGCAAGAAACTGGCAGAGGCCATGAAACGGATGCCAAAGCGCGATGCAGATTGAACAAATTGGGATCGCCACCCTGATCCCATTTGCGAAAAATAGCCGCACACATAGCGACGCACAGGTAGCCCAGATCGCGGCCAGCATCCGCGAGTTCGGGTTCACCAACCCCGTATTGATAGACGAGGCCAACGGCATCATTGCCGGTCACGGGCGCGTCATGGCTGCCCGTAAGCTGAAAATGTCTGAAGTGCCGTGCATACGCCTTGCCCACCTAACGGACGCCCAAAAGCGGGCTTACGTCATTGCTGACAACAAACTTGCCTTAAATGCCGGGTGGGATGAGGCCATGCTCAAACTGGAGCTGGCTGACCTAAAGGCGCTGGACTTTGACCTAGACCTTACCGGCTTTAACGCGGACGAAATAGACGCCTTGTTGGCCGAAAAGGGAACGGAGGGGCTAACTGACCCCGACGACACGCCTGAGCCGCCCGTGGAGCCTGTTACGCGCCTTGGCGACATATGGGTATGCGGCCAGCACCGAGTGATGTGCGGTTCCAGCCTTGAAATGACCGCGATGGAGCGCCTGTGCGGGGAGCAGCGGGTAGATATGCTGTTAACTGACCCCCCGTATAACGTGGCGTATACCGGCAAAACCAAGGACGCTTTGACTATCCAAAACGACAGCATGGGCGACGAGGCATTTAGGACTTTTTTGCGGGATGCTTTCGTTACTGCTGACGCGGTGTTGAAGCCCGGTGCGGTTTTTTACGTTTGGCACGCGGATTCAGAAGGTTACAACTTCCGTGGGGCGTGTCGGGATGCGGGCTGGCAAGTGCGCCAATGCCTGATATGGCAGAAAAACAGTATGGTTATGGGGCGGCAAGACTACCACTGGCAGCACGAACCTTGTCTCTACGGCTGGAAGGACGGCGCAGGCCATTTATGGGCATCCGACCGCAAACAAACCACTCTGCTTAAGTTTGATCGTCCGAGCCGTAGCGAAGATCACCCCACGATGAAACCCGTGGCGCTGTTTGAGTACCAGTTGCTGAACAACACGAAGGGGGGCGACATAGTGCTGGACTCCTTTGGAGGCAGCGGCACAACGCTGATCGCCGCCGAAAAGAACGGACGCATAGCCCGCATCATGGAACTAGACCCGAAATACGTGGACGTTATCGTTAAACGTTGGGAAGACTTCACCGGCCAGAAAGCCGTGCTGGAATCTACCGGCGAACCGTTTAAGGCCGCGGCATGAGGCGCAAGGAAACGCGCATCAGCGAACGTACCGGCCAACCCAAACAGGGCTACCAAGGGGAGGGCGGCGGTCGCCCCCGTTTTGAGATTGACTACGAGGCGGTGAAGAAGCTGGCAGGCATCCAATGCACGCAAGCCGAGATCGCCGCGTGGCTTGGGTGCAGCGTGGATACATTGCTGCGTGACGAGAAGTTTTGCGAAATCTATAAAAGCGGGCTGGACAATGGCCGTATGTCCCTGCGCCGTCACCAATGGCGGGCGTTGGAGGAGGGCAATACCACCATGCTGGTGTGGCTTGGCAAGCAATACCTCGGCCAGCGCGAAAAGAACGAGGTCACCGGGGCTGACGGGAAAGACTTGGTTATTACATGGCTCCCACCCCAATAGTCATACAGTACGCCCCACGCAAAGCGTTCCTGCCCTTCCATGAACGCACGCAACGATGGGCGTGCCTTGTTGCTCACCGAAGAGCGGGGAAAACAGTTGCGGCGATCAACGACATCATCCGCGCCGCCATGTTTGCTAAAAGCCAAAGCCCGCTGTATGGGTATTGCGCCCCGTATCGGTCGCAAGCGAAGTCGGTGGCTTGGGATTACCTGAAGGTTTATGCCGCCCCGGTTACACGGGAAACGAACGAGTCTGAACTGACCGTAGAGTTAATCAACGGGGCCAAGATCAGGCTGTTTGGCGCGGACAACGCGGACGCTATGCGCGGCCTTGGCTTTGACGGCATTTACTTGGACGAATATGGCGATTTCAAACCCAGCGTGTTTGGCAACGTCATACGCCCCGCGCTCTCGGATAAGCAGGGCTGGGCCGTGTTCGGCGGTACGCCAAAAGGCAAAAATCAGTTTTGGGAAATATACGACCTCGCAGTACGTTCGCCAGACGAATGGTTCCTGTTGCGCTTGCCAGCCTCTACCAGCGGGATACTCCCTAGCGGCGAACTAGCCGCCGCGCAAGCGCAGTTGCTCCCTGACCAGTATGCACAGGAGTACCTCTGCAGCTTTGAAGCTGCAATTCAGGGGGCTTTTTTTGGCACAGAAATGCGCGATGCCGAGCAGCAGGGCCGCATCTGCCAAGTACCCTACGACAAGTCCATGCCGGTCTACACCGCGTGGGACTTGGGTTACCGCGACGACACGGCGGTGTGGTTCTACCAGCTGGGGCGCGGCGAGATACGGGTCATAGACTTCTTTGCCGTGTCAGGCGCAGACATTCACGAGATTGCCGGGGTCGTGCTAGGTAAGGGATACCGTTATGAGCGGCATTACCTGCCACACGATGCCCGTGCAAAGTCCCTGCAGACGGGCAAGAGCGTCATTGAGCAGCTGGCGTTCCACCTTGACGTAGGCAAGCTCGCGGTCGTCCCCGACATCGGCCTGCAGTCAGGCATCCAAGCCGTCCGCATGATCCTGCCGCGTGTGTGGTTTGACGGAGAGAAATGCCGCGAGGGCATAGAGGCGCTGCGCCAGTATCAGCGCGAGTACGACGAGGACAAGAAAGCCTTTCGGCAGTCGCCGCGTCACGATTGGACATCACACCCTAGTGACGCATTCCGAATGCTTGCGGTATCATGGCAGGAGATTGCTGACAAGACCCCGGCCCTTGAGCCGAAACCGCTCATGGTCGGCCCGCAGAACACAGTAACGCTCAACGATATGTGGCAGGTACACGACCGCACGGTGAGCAGGAGAGCGCGAATATGAGCTTGCGAGTTAGCCAGAGCCAGAACTACAAGAACATCACCAGCACCACCACGGTGACGACTAACCCCGGTGGCTGCTATGGGATTTTCGTAGCCTCGGCCTCCAGTACGCCGACCCTGAAGGTTACCGATGGCGCAACCACCATCGTCAACACCTTCACCCCGGCGGGCGCGACGTTCTACCAGATTCCGGCCAGCTTCAGCACCAACCTCACGGTGACGGTCGGCGGGACGGTGGACTGCACGGTGTTCTGGTCGTGAGCCGCAAGGCGGGCCTCTACGCCAACATCCTCGCTAAACGCGAGCGGATCGCGGCGGGGTCAGGCGAGCGGATGCGTAAGCCCGGCGAGGAAGGCGCACCCACGGCCAAGGCATTCCGCGAATCAGCCAAGACCGCGAAGTCTGAGAAAAAGAAATGACCGCAGCGTGGCAGCGGAGCGAGGGCAAGAACCCGAAAGGCGGCCTAAACGAGAAGGGCCGCGCCTCGTATAAACGCGAGACTGGCGGGACGCTGAAGCCTCCCGTCAAGAAGGGCGACAATCCGCGCCGCGCATCGTTTTTAGCCCGTATGGGCAACATGGCTGGCCCGATGAAGGACGAGAAGGGCAGGCCCACGCGCCTTGCGCTTGCGCTCCGTGCATGGGGCGCATCCAGCAAAGAGGACGCCAAGGCCAAGGCCCGAGCGATCAGCGCCCGTAACAAGGGGAAGGACTAATGGAGAATCTCACCAGCCCCGAGGTAGACAAGTACCTCCGCATTATTGGCGCTTACGACAACGAGTTCGCCAAGTGGTCGGCCCGCACCAAGAAGATCATCAAGCGTTACCGCGATGACACCCGTGGGCAGACGCTGACCGAATCGGCCAAGTTCAACATCCTCTGGTCAAACGTCCAGACGCTGATCCCTGCCGTATTCGCCAAACTCCCGAAGGCTGACGTATCACGCCGCTTTGGCGACAACGATCAGGTCGGTCGCGTGGCCTCGCAGTTGCTTGAGCGAGCGATTGACTTTGAGATTGAGCATTACCACGACTTTCGCAACACGATGCGCTACTGCGTGGAGGATCGGTTCCTCGGCGGTCGCGGTCAGGCGTGGGCGCGGTACGAACCCCATGTGCGCCCGCAGGGCATTGAGGACGACGGCCTGCAGGTTACCGAGGACGTAGAGTCAGGAGAGCTTGCCGACGTTCCCGAGGAGATTGATTACGAACGCGCCCCGGTGGATTACGTCCATTGGCGCGATTTCGGCCACTCACAGGCCCGCACATGGGAGGAAGTGAGTCAGGTCTGGCGCTGGGTCTACATGACCCGTGAGGCGCTCGTAGAGCGGTTTGGCGAGGAAATGGCCCGCAAGATACCGCTAGACCAAGGGCCAGAGCCGCTAAACGCTTACAACGAAAGCAAGAAGGCGTACAACCGCGCCAAGATTTGTGAGCTTTGGGACAAGGAAACGCTGAAGGTCTATTGGCTCTGCAAGGGGATGCCGCAGGTCATTGATGTCCGCGACGACCCGCTTGGCCTTGAGGGCTTCTTTCCCTGCCCGAAACCGCTGTATGCGACGACGACCAGCGACACGCTGGTGCCTGTCCCCGACTTTGTGCTGTACCAAGATCAGGCGATGGAGTTGGACATCCTGTCCGACCGCATTGATGGCTTGGTCAAGGCGCTACGGGTGCGCGGTGTCTATGACGCCAGCCAGCCCGCTCTGCAACGCTTGCTGACGGAGGGCGACAACAATGCGCTTATTCCAGTTGATAAGTGGATGGCTTTCAGCGAAAAGGGCGGCCTTAAAGGAAGCATTGACCTCCTCCCGCTTGACACGCTCGCAAATGCGCTACTCCAGTGCTATAGAGCTAGAGAGGACATCAAGAGCCAAATCTACGAAATCACGGGCATCTCGGACATCATCCGTGGTGCGTCCTACGCCAGCGAAACGGCGACCGCCCAGCAAATCAAAGGGCAGTACGCAGGGCTAAGACTGCGCTCCATGCAGGAGGACGTAGCCCTCTTTGCATCCGAACTGATTAGGTTCAAGGCGCAGATCATGTGCGCCAAGTTCCAGCCGCAGACGCTGCTTTCGTACGCTGCCGCACAGCAGATGACCGAGGTGGATCAGCAGATGATCCCGCAGGCGCTGCAGCTTTTGCAGGATCGCCCGCTGCGTAACTTCCGCGTGGAGGTTGCCGCCGATAGTCTCGTACAGATTGACGAACAACAGATGAAGGCTGACCGTCTGCAGTTCTTGCAGGCGTTTGGCGGGTTCTTGCAGCAGGCGCTCCCGGTCGGTCAGTCCTCGCCGCCGATGGTGCCGGTGATGATGGAACTTCTGAAGTTTGGTGTGCAGGCGTTCAAAGCCTCGCGCCCGATTGAGGGTCAGATTGATCAGGCGCTGGAGCAGCTTAAGCAACAGGCTGCACAGCCGCGCCCGAACCCTGAAATGGAAGCGGAGAGCGCCAAGGTGCAAGCAGATCAGCAGCGTATGCAGATGGAACTGCAGCTTAAGCAGCGCGAGTTGGAAATGGACGCGCAGATGGACAAATACAAGGCTGACCTTGACGCGCAGACCAAGATCAACGTGGCGCGTATCTCGGCGAACCCCGGCACCGATGTCCCGATGTTGGAGGTCACCAAGGCCAATACCGAGCGCATGATGGAAACGGTGGAGAAAAACGTCATGGTCTCTACGCAGACCGTGATGCAGATGCAGCAGCAGACGATGCAGATTTACGCCGAAATGATGGCGAAGCTGGACGCGGCGCTGCGTGCGATGACGGCACCAAAACGCATTGTGCGCGGCCCCGATGGTCGTGCGGCAGGCGTAGAGATTGCCCAGCAGGCGCTGCCGTTACAGCCGCCCCAGCCCATCATGCCGATGACGAGGCAGTAAGCCGTGGCGGTAGTTCTTGCAGATCGCGTCAAAGAGGTCACCCCGACGATTGGGACGGGGACATTTACCCTTGGCGGGACATCCACGGGCTTTGTGTCATTTGCCGTCATCGGTAACGGCAACGAGACCTACTACACGGCGGTGGATAGCACCACAGGCGAGTGGGAAGTCGGCATTGGCACCTACAACACCGGCACGTTATCGCGTGACACGGTACTGGCGTCTAGTAATGGCGGCGCAAAGGTTTTCTTTCAGGCGGGCAGCAAAGACGTTTTCGTAGCGTACCCGGCTGAAAAAGCCGTCACGCTAGACACCGCGCAGACGCTTTCCAACAAGACTCTCGCAAGCGCCAATCTCGGTACCCCGACTGCGGGTGTGCTAACGAACGCCACCGGATTGCCGCTCACCACGGGCGTCACCGGAACGTTGCCCGTCGGCAATGGCGGTACCGGCGCAACCACGTTAACGGGCTACGTTAAAGGGTCTGGAACGTCAGCGTTTACGGCGTCCTCCACGATCCCAAACTCGGACATCAGCGGCCTCGGCACGATGTCCACACAAAACGCCAGCAGCGTTGCGATCACAGGCGGGGCGATTGACGGCACGGCCATCGGCGCAACGACGGCTTCTACCGCAAAGTTCACGTTACTGGACGTTGATAATCTCAACGTCAACGGCAACACGATTTCTTCCACCGATACCAACGGCAACATTGTCCTTGACCCGAACGGCACAGGGACGGTGGATGTGTCCTCGGCCAAGATCGTCAACGTCGCAACGCCGACGAGTACGAACGACGCCGCGAATAAGCAGTATGTGGATACGCTTGTAGCGAGCGGTATTACCTACCACACGCCCGTCAAGTACGAGGTGCCTGATACCACGGGCAACCTCAATGCGACGTACAACAACGGCACGGCAGGCGTTGGCGCAACGCTGACCAATGCAGGCACGCTTGGCGCTTTCACACCAGATGGCGTGGTGGCGTCGGTGGGTGATCGCATCCTGATTTATAACCAGACAAGCGCGTTTCAGAACGGCGTCTATACGGTCACCACAGTCGGTAACGGCTCCACGGCGTGGGTGCTGACGCGCTCAACCGATACGAACAGCTACGCACTCAAAAGCCCAAATGGACTGGGCGAGGGCGATGCGTTTTTCGTCACGTCAGGCAACACGGGCGCGGGCGAAACTTACGTCTGCAATACGCAAGGCACGATCACTTTTGGCACAACGGCCATCAACTTTGTGCAGGTGTCGGCCACGCAGATTTACTCGGCAGGCACCGGCCTCACGCTGACAAACACGACCTTTAGCATTACGCCGGTCGGCACGGCCAGTACCTATGGCTCGGCCTCGCAGGTGCCGGTCATTACGACCAACGCCTCGGGTCAGGTCAGCAGCGTTACCAATACCTCCATTGCCATCAACGGCAACCAGATTACTACTGGCACGGTTGCTGTGGCGAACGGTGGCACAGGGCAATCGTCGTACACCGACGGTCAGCTCTTGATCGGCAACTCCACCGGCAACACGCTGACCAAGGCCACGCTTACAGCAGGCACAGGCATCAGCATCACGAACGGGTCAGGTAGCATTACCGTGGCAGCAACCGGCGGGTCAGGCAGCGTAACGCCGACCGCCTTTGCATGGTTTATTTCATAAGGTGACAACATGGGCATTTTTGTATTAGACGCAACCACAGAAAGCATTGTTGTCGCCATGTCGGGTGCGGCGGCAACGACTAATCCTGACTTTACGTCGGCATGGGCTGACGATACGGGATCGGCCTTTACGGAAGGCTCAACCGATGGTGCGCTAAACGGCACAAGCAGCGTCACGCTCGTCGCAGCGCCCGCAGCAGCTACGCGCCGCGTCGTTAAAAACATCACGATTTACAACAAAGACACCGCAGCCGTCACGATTACGGTCTCTTTTAACGCCAATAGCACGCTACGCAACATTGCCAAGGTTACGCTGCAAGTAGGCGACACTTGGACGTTAGACGGCGCATACGACACTACAGGCGCACTAAAGCAGACGCTTGGCACGGTGAATTTGACCTCGGGCGTGACTGGCACATTGGCGGTGGCAAACGGCGGTACGGGCGTTACCTCAAGCACCGGCACGGGTAGCGTCGTACTATCTACCAGCCCCTCGCTGACAACGCCGGTACTCGGCACCCCGACCTCGGGCAACCTCTCTAACTGCACGGCTGACGGCACGAACAACGTCGGCTATCGCAACATCCCGCAGTCAGGATCGGACAAGACGACGAGCTACTCGCTTGCCACGACGGACGTTGGCAAGTTTGTCGGCGTCGGTACGTCGGGTTCCATCACGGTGCCAAACAGCACGTTTGCGGCAGGCGATGTGGTGAGCATTTTCAACAACACCTCGGGTAACGTAACGCTGACGATGAGCATTACAACTGCCTACATTGCTGGCACGAACACCGACAAAGACACGCTTACTTTGGCGACGAGAGGTGTGGCAACGATATTGTTTATCTCGGGAACGGTCTGCGTCGTTAGCGGCAACGTGAGTTAAGCCATGAGCGGCATTATGAGTCTGCTGCTCGGCCAAGTGGTCGGCGCAGCGGGGTACACCGAATACAAAATCTTCACCGCATCCGGCAACTGGACTGCGCCCACGGGCGTGACGCAGGTGGAATACCTTGTAGTGGCGGGTGGTGGCGGCGGGGCTTCTGGCGGCGCTGGCGCTGGCGGTTTTAGAACCGGTACTGGCCTAAGTGTTACCGCTGGAACTGACTATGCAGTAACGGTCGGCGCTGGTGGTGCTGCTGGAGTGCAGAACTTAAACCAAGGCAGCGACGGGTCTAATTCCGTATTCAGCACCATTATATCAACAGGTGGTGGCGGCG